AAAAGAAGAAGCTTTAACTTATGCTGAAAGAGTTATGCAGGATAAGAAAAAAGTTGATGAAAAAATCTCTAAGCTAGAACCAGGATTCATGAAATCTACAGAAGAATCTATTACATCTGGATTAGAATCTGCTAAAGCAAGATTAGCTGCTGCTAGAGAAGCAGGGGATATAAATGCTGAAGTAGAAGCTCAAACTATGATTTCTGAACTAGGTTATAAACAAGCTAGATTTTTAGAAGCTAAAATAAGTCAAGAACAGGAAAGTAAACTTAAAGAAACTGAGGTTGCAAAACCTGAAGTTAATTTAAATAGACAAGAAGTAGCACAAGGAACACCGGATCCTAAAGCTTCATCATGGGCAGAGAAAAACACGTGGTTTGGTAGAGATAGCGCTATGACTTATACTGCTTTTGATTTACATAAGAAATTAACAGAAGAGGAAGGTTTTGATCCTCAATCTGATGAGTATTATTCTGAAATAGATAAAAGAATAAGACTTGAATTTCCCCACAAATTTGTTAATAATGAACAAAAGGTGGAAACGGCTAAACCTGTACAGACAGTTGCATCTGCAAAAAGAAGTACTAAATCTGGTCGCAAAACTGTGAGACTCACTTCATCACAGGTAGCAATAGCTAAAAAATTAGGAGTGCCGCTAGAAGAATATGCGAAACAATTAAATATCACGAAGGAGGTATAAGCATATGGAAAATAATAATGATAAAAGAACCTCGCGTGCGAGTCAAACTAGAGAAAAAACAGCTCAGAAAAAAGTTTGGTCTCCACCATCAAGTTTAGATGCACCCCCTGCACCGGCAGGTTTTACGCACAGATGGATTAGAGCAGAAACCTTAGGATTTCACGACACTAAGAATGTCGCTGGAAGAATAAGATCAGGATATGAATTAGTTAGATCTGATGAATATCCAGATTCTGATTATCCACAAGTAGAAGACGGTAAATATAAGGGAGTGATCGGAGTTGGTGGCCTTGTGCTGGCAAGGGTACCGGAAGAAATCGCACAACAACGTACTGACTATTATACAAAACAAGCTCAGGACAATGTTGAAGCAGTTGACAACGATTTAATGAAGGAACAGCACCCAAGTATGCCTATCAATATTGATAGACAAACTCGTGTAACCTTCGGTGGTTCAAAGAAAAGTTAATTTTTTAACGATTCCTACCCAACGAATAAAATAAACCCGTGAGTGGAGGCCCGAAAGGGTAGCTCACAAAAGGAGAAAATATAATGGCAAACCAAGACGCAGCTTTCGGTTTGAAAGCAATAGGAAAAGTTGGCCAGAATAGAGACAACCAAGGTTTATCCGAATATAGTATTGCAGCAAATGCAGCAGCAATTTACCAAGGTGATCCTGTCGAAATGGCAGCCACTGGTACAATTACTGTAGCGGCAGCAACAGATACTTTATTAGGACCACTAAATGGTGTTTTCTATACTGATGCTTCTACAAGCAAACCAACATGGGCAAACCATCTGAATGCAAGTAATACTGCAACAGATATCGTAGGATTCGTTTCTGACGACCCTTACGAAAGGTTTGAAGTACAATCAGACGGCGCAACTGCAGCAGCAGACGTCGGAATGAATGCTGACATTGCATACACAGCTGGTAGTTCACCAGACTATGTATCAAAAGTAGAATTAGATCACTCTGATCTTAAAACTGCAACAGCACAATTAAGAGTACTTGCAATATCTAATGATCCAAGTAATGACACAGCAGGTTCTGCTAATGTTAATTTGGTAGTTATGATTAACGAGCACTTTTTAAAAGGAACGGTAGGTATATAATGGCCATAAGTAGAGGACAACTAGTTAAAGAACTAGAACCAGGTCTAAATGCACTATTTGGACTTGAATATAAACGTTACGAAAATCAGCATGCTGAAATATACACTACTGAATCTTCAGACAGAGCGTTTGAAGAAGAAGTTATGTTATCAGGTTTTGCTCAAGCACAGACTAAGTCTGAGGGTGCTGGTGTAGTTTTTGACAATGCTCAAGAAACTTACACTTCAAGATACACTCACGAGACTGTAGCTTTAGCGTTTTCAATCACTGAAGAAGCGGTTGAAGATAACCTATACGACAGACTTGGAAGTAGATATACTAAAGCATTAGCTAGATCTATGGCGAACACTAAACAAGTTAAAGCGGTTAACCCATTAGTTAATGGTTTTGGTACATTCACTTCAGGTGATGGTTCTGCATTATTTGCAACTAACCACCCTACAATTAGTGGAACTGTATCTAACACATTAGCAACGGCTGCCGACTTGAATGAAACTTCATTAGAGCAATCATTAATCGATATTGCTGCAATGACAGACGAAAGAGGTCTAAAAATTGCTGCAAGAGGTGTAAAAATGATTATTCCTTCTGAGCTTCAATTCACTGCTGAGAGATTAATGAAATCTCAAGGTAGAGTTGGTACTGCTGATAATGATATCAATGCAATCGTTTCTATGGGAATGGTTCCTCAAGGTTATAGAGTGAACAATTTCTTAACTGATCCAGATGCATTCTACATTATCACAGACGTGCCTAATGGTATGAAGTACTTTGAAAGAGCAGCTATTAAAACTGCTATGGAAGGTGACTTCGACACTGGTAACGTAAGATACAAAGCTAGAGAAAGATACTCATTTGGTGTATCTGACTATAGAGGTATTTTTGCATCACCAGGTGCATAATAATTAGAAATTTTGAGGCGAGACACAATCTCGCCTCATTATTAAAATAGAAAGAAAAAATGACTCAATATAAATACTTAGTAAAAATATTTACAAAACATCTTCAAACAAAGTTTGAAATCGAAAGTGATAAAGAGATAAATAATGCGGATGAGCTAAATAAACCCATTATTGACTTTTTAGGAAAATATGATATAAAATGGGAAAAAAATGATCTTCAGTTTACAAGCACTGGAAATGATTTTTACATAACCTATGAGGAGGTTACAAATGGCTCAGGACAACATGGTATTGTTCGCAAAGAAACTGAAACTCGAATCTAAATGGAACGAGTTGTTTCTTGAAAACAAAGGACAAATAACACCTGAAATGTCTGTTCTTGGTGATGAGATCAAAATAGTAATTAGATCAATTATCAGGGAACAAGAGATTAGAAGTCAAATTAACGAAAAAGATTACGAAGTACATCTTTACGCTGGTTAATTAAGACTGATACATTGTTGAAAATAGTATTTCTTCGTAGGGATTTCTTGCACTTTTTTATAATTTAATATATAAATTATTTACTATACATAAATTAATATTTCGCATGGACGCAGTATAGTCGACGGCCTAGAGACTATGTGAAATTTAACTAGGAGAATAATCATGGCAAATACTACATTTACAGGACCAGTAACTTCATTAAATGGTTTTATTGGTGGACCTAATCCAAATGCAGGTGACACTCAACAAGGTGGAACTAACACTTGGTCTGTTACTGACGCAAACACTGTTACTAATGGAACTGATTCATTAGAAGCAGCTAGTAATGAAGGCGTAATGATTTACGTTGATAATGGTGCAGCAGGCGCAGCAGTATATGCTTTTTCAGATGGAACAAACTGGAAAAGATGTGATACACTTGCAAACATTGCTTCATCGTAATAAATAATTATTGTGGGGCTTCGGCCCCACTTAAATTTAATAGGAGAAAACAATATGTCATCAGACCAAAAATTTACAACACTTACAGCTGACGGACAGGTAAAAACTGCTTCAGGTGGATCAACTAATATTGGACCATCTAGAGTTACATACATTCAAGCTACGGGAGTTACTAATATAAAACTTTATGATGCAGCAACTGCATCTGGAGCTATTGTATTTGAATCTACTTTTGGAAGTGAAGGATTAGATATGTATATACCTGGAAACGGAATTAGATTTCAAAATACTATCTATGCAGATGTAACTGGATCAGGATCTGTTACTATCGGATATACTGGCTAGGAGGCTAAATGGCTAACACTACCTCTGGAACTACAATCTTTGAAAAAGGTTTTTCTATATCCGATATAGTAGAAGAAGCTTATGAAAGAATTGGAATACAAGGTGTTTCGGGTTATCAATTAAAGGGAGCAAGACGTTCTTTAAATATAATGTTTCAAGAATGGTCTAATAGAGGTTTACACTATTGGGAAATTGCAAACAATTCAATTACATTAGTAAATAATAAATCAACATACACAATGTTTAGATCAACAGCTGATGGCACATCGGATGCAACCGCTGTCTATGGTGTTGATGATATTTTAGAAGCAAGTTATAGAAACGCTTCTAATATTGATACGCCTCTCACAAAAATAAGTAGATCTACTTATCAAGCTTTATCAAATAAAACTTCTACAGGAAATCCAACACAGTATTTTGTTCAAAGATTTATCGATAAAATTACAGTTACTTTGTATTCAACTCCAGGAACATCTGAAGCCGGAAACTTTTTTAATTATTATTATGCAAAAAGAATTCAAGATGCTGGAGACTATACTAACGATGCAGATGTGCCTTATAGATTTGTACCTTGTATGGTAGCTGGACTTGCTTATTACTTAGCAGTTAAAAATGCACCGGATAGAGTTGAAATGTTAAAAATGTTATATGAAGATGAATTACAACGAGCTTTACAAGAAGATGGATCTTCTTCTAGTTCTTTCATAACTCCTAAAACTTATTATCCAGGTATATAATGGCAAAACTATCTAGAGGAAAATATGCACAAGCAATATCTGATAGATCAGGTATGGCATTTCCTTATAATGAAATGGTAACCGAATGGGATGGAAGTTTTGTACACAATTCAGAATTTGAATCTAAACAACCACAAAAACAACCAACAAGATTTACAGGTGATCCTCAAGGATTATCAAATGCAAGACC